CGCTTCTGTTCGATGCCCTGCCGGGTGGCGTTCAAGAAGCCGGAGCCGAGGCCGTGCGTGCGGTGTGGGGCGGTCTTTACGCCCATCAAGCGCATCCGCCGCCGGTCAGGCTGGCAGATGATCGCGCATAGCTCGGGCCGGACATGCTCCAGCGCCTGCCAAGCGGCCTGGAACAGCGAGGACGAAGGCCGCAAGGCCAAGATCAGCGCGGCGATGACGGGCGCGGCGCATCCGCTTTGGCAGGGCGGGAAGGCGCAGCTTTCAAACGCCAGTAAGCGCGGCCCCGGATGGGTCAAGGCCCGGCGGCTGGCGCTGGAGCGCGACAAGAAGTGCGTAGACTGTGGCATGACGCGCGAACAGAGCCGGGAAGCCTACGGGCGCGACCTGGACGTTGATCACGTTGAGCCGTTTCACAACTTCGCCTCTCACAAGGAAGCCAACCGCCTGCGAAACCTGGCCTGCCGTTGCAAGTCATGCCACCGCACAGCCGAGGCCAAGCGACGCGGCGTTCAAATGCTTCTTCCTTTCGGGCGTGACCGCCGAAACCATCACGGGGTTAGCCGAGGTGAGCGGCATCCTCGGGCCAAGGTTACGGCGGCGCAGGTCTTGGAGATCAGGCGACGGCGGGCGACCGGCGAGGCGAGCAGATCGCTAGCCGCCGAGTTTGGTCTGTCGCATCGAACCGTCAACGGCATCGTCAGCGGCGAGGCTTGGAAAGCCCTTCGCTGATCGACTTCTAGGGCTCCAGCCCGCCAGTAACAGCCCGGCCCCGCGCCGGCTGCACCCGCCCGGCTCACGCTTGGCGGGTTTTCCCATGCCCTCGACGCGGATGCGCGGGGCGCTCGGGCCTGATGGCCCACAGACCCCGGCGGATGCCGGAGAAAGCCACCAACATGGAACTGCAGACCACCACGATTGAGGGTGTGACCTACGCTGTCGTGCAGGACGGAAAGCCCGTCTACGTCGACGCCGGCAAGACCATCGCCTTCGACGCCGTCGGCACGCGCGACACCATCGGGCGCCTCAACGGCGAGGCCAAGGGCCACCGCGAGCGCGCCGAAAAGGCCGAAACGGCCCTCAAGGTCTTCGAGGGCCTCGACCCGGAACAGGCGCGCAAGGCGCTGGAGACGGTCTCGGGCCTCGACGCGAAGAAGCTGATCGACGCCGGGCAGGTCGAGACCGTCAAGGCCGAGATCACCAAGGCCTACCAGGAAAAGCTCGACGCCGCCGAAGCCCGCGCCAAGGGCCTCGAAGGCACGCTGCACAAAGAGATGATCGGCGGCGCGTTCGCCCGCTCCAAGACCATCGCCGACAAGTTCGCCATTCCGGCCGATCTCGTGCAGGCCCGGTTCGGCGGCAACTTCAAGCTCGAAGACGGCCGCGTCGTCGCCTACGACCAGACCGGGAACAAGCTCTACTCGAAGGCCAGCCCCGGCAACGCGGCCGACTTCGACGAGGCGCTGGAACTGCTCGTCGACGCCTACCCGTACCGCGACAGCATCCTCAAGGGCGAGATCAGGGCCGGCGGCGGCGCGCAGGCGCCCAACGGCGCGACCGGCGCCAAGACCATCAAGCGTGACGCGTTCATGGCCCTGGCGCCCGCCGAGCAAGCGGCTCGCGTCAAGGACGGGTTCGCCATCGCCGACTGACCATTCGCGGCGCCCTGGATGGGGGCAGCGTACCGAGCCGGATGGCTCAACGACCGGCGGGCCATCCGCCTCACACGACGACCTAACCCCCTCAAAACCACAAGGAGCCTATCATGGGCGCTCTGACTCTGACGGGCCTCATCCCGTCCATCTATGAAGCCTTCGACGTCGTCTCGCGCGAAAAGGTCGGGTTCATTTCCGCCGTGTCGCGCAGCTCCTCGGCCGAACGCGCCGCTCTCGGCCAGACCATCTCGGTCCCGGTCGTTGGCGCGATGGCCGCCGAGAACCTGACGGCGACCAACGTCGCGGCGGACACGCCCGCCCAGACCATCAACCGCGTCGACATGACGATCTCGAAGGCGCGCTCGGTTCCGTTCGGCGTGACCGGCGAGGAGTCGCGCGGCCTGCGTTCGGCCGGCACGCTCGACACCATCAACCGGGACCGGATCGCCCAGGCCATTCGCACCCTGACCAACGAAGTCGAAGCCGACCTCGGGGCCCTGCACGTCGACGCCTCGCGCGCCACCGGGACGCACAACAGCGTGCCCTTCGGCACCGCTGGCAACCTGGCCGACTTCGCGGCGGCCCGGCGCATCCTGAGCGACAACGGCGCCCCGGACACTGACCTGCAGATGGTTCTGGGCTCCAGCGCCACCGCCAACCTGCGCGGCGTGCAGTCGGGCCTGTTCCGCGTCAACGAAGCGGGCACCGACCGGATGCTGCGCTTCGGCGATCTGGGCGAAGTGCAGGGCTTCACCCTCCGCGAGAGCGCGCAGGTTCGCACCTCGGTCACGGCTGGCACGAACAACGGCTCGGCGGCGACCAACACCGCCGGCTATGCCATCGGCGCCACCGTCATCACGCTGGGATCGGCCGGCACCGGGACGATCATCGTCGGCGACATCATCACCTTCGCCGGCGACACGAACCGCTACCTCGTCGTCGCGGGCGATGCTGACGTGTCCGGCGGCGGTACGATCACCCTCGCCGAGCCCGGCCTGCGTCAAGCGATCCCGACGTCTGCCACGGTCATCACGACCACGGCGGCCACGACCCGCAACATGTTCTTCCACCGCTCGGCGATCCAGCTGGTGACCCGCGCGCCGGCCATGCCGGAGGAAGGCGACGCGGCGGACGACAACATCGTCCTGACCGATCCGGTGTCGGGCCTCGCGTTCGAGTTCACCGTCTACAAGCAGAAGCGTCAGGTCCGCTACGAAGTGAACCTGGCCTGGGGCGTGAAGACCATCGCGCCGCGCCACATCGGCCTGCTGATCGGCGCCTAAAGCCCGCTGATCGACCACTAAAACGGCGGGGCCGGGCGATCTTCACGGGCCGCCCGGCCCTTTCCGCTACACCCCGAAAGGAACCGCATGTCCTGGTGCCCGACCGTTCGCATCGTCGCCTCAAACGAGGACGGCTACTGCGTCATTAACGAGGCGGACTTCGACGCCGCCAAGCACACCCTCTGGGCCGACCCGCTCGACCACGACGGCGACGGCAAGCCCGGCGGCGACGCCTCCGCGACCGACGGCCTGACCAAGGCGGAGATCATCGCCGACCTCGAAAGCATGGGCGTCGAGTTCGACCCCCGCGACCGAAAGGCCGACCTGCTGGCCCAGCGTGACGCCGCGCGCGCCGCGCTCGATCCCGCGCAGTAAGCGGGCGCCGGCAGCACTGTGATGAGCGGCGGCGCCTTTCGGGCCTTGCTGGAAAGCGGCGACGTGACCGGCCTGCAATCGGCCTGGGCGAACCACTACCCGCGCCTGCCGCGCCCCCGGACCCGCGAGCAGACCGAGATCGTTATGCACTACGCACGGACCGAGGCCGACAGCGTCAGCTTCCGCGCCCGCGCCTACTCTCACGCATGGCTGTCGGAACGCAGCCTGCCCTCCGGCTTGCCCGATCAGCTCAGGGCCAGCGCCGACCGCTTATATCCCCGCGTCGCGGCGGCCGTAGGCATCTCGGTCAACGCCAAGAGCCCGGAACTTCAGCCGGCGCTCGACGGCGTGCGCGTGGCGATGGAGCGGGCAGTGCTGGACGCCGAAGCCGAAGGACGCCTGACCGACAGCCCGTTCGTTGTCGCGCGGATGGGTGAAGCCCGCCGCCGCGAGCTTCGCGCCCTGTTCGGGCGGATCGGCCCCGCCGCGCCCCCGCCGCCGCCCGCTAGCCGCCTCGCGTAATACGCCGGCCGTCTACGCGGCCGCAGGCAAAACGCCCGCCAGCGACCGTTAAATCGGCCTTGGAGACCGCGCCCCATGACACTTGTCGTCGAAAACGGCGCCGGCCTCGCCGACGCGGAAAGCTTTGCCTCGGTCGCCGCGTTCAAGACCTATTGCACCGACCGAGGCGTCAGCTACGGCACGGACGCCACCATCGAGCAGCGGCTGCGCGCCGGCTTCGACTACATGCTCCAGGCCTACCGCACGCGCTGGGCCGGCTACAGGTC